TATTGAACATTTGCTCCACCCCCCTCGTGATGATCTGCTGTAAAAAGAGTCGTTGTTTTAGTAACATTATAATTACTTCCTGAATCTGTACTTAAATTACATTGGAAATTTTCATCATCATTACTGCAATGAATATTTATAAACTTAAAAACATAAATAAGATATGTGCTATCTAAAACAACTCCACCACTTCCATCTACAAAAGATATTGAAGAACTTGAACTAGCAGTTTGTTCTTTTATCAAAGTCATTTTACCTTGTGCTAATTGTCCAGCACTTGTTAAAGCTGATATAGAATTATTATTATGTTTTACTAAACCAAAAGACATTATGATACTCCATAAAGTTTGAAAGTTCCTGAATCTATATTACCTGTAGTCATTTTGAATTGAATACCATCAATAGCAGAAGTAGTATTAATATAACCGGCTATATCCCATCTATAAGCACCATTATCAGTATGAATATTGCTAGTTTCACATAAAAAATGTTTTACAAACGTTGTGTTACTAGGGTCGAATAAATGTAATGTTCCAGCTACGCATTGATCATTGTCATTACCCATTCCTTGTGCAAGTTTTTGAAACCCTGTACTTTGTGCTAAATCGTGATCACTTTGATATTGTACTCCAACACCACCCGAACCATCTTCAAAATGATATGCTCTAAAAACTGTTGTAGTTTTAGTAGCGTCATAATCTGTTGAGCCATCTCTAAAATTTACTAAAAAAAAATTAGTTGAAGTATTATTATCAGTTTCTGGGTGTACGTCATAAAATTTTACAATGTACTCTTTATAAGTAGAATCAATCCCACTTGCTATAGAAACTGTCGAACTACTAGATGCAGTTGTAGTAGATATAAGATTTATATTCCCACCTGATATAGAAGCTGGAAGTGCTGTTACTGCTGAAAGAGAATTGTTGTTAGCAAAGTTAAGAGCCATATTAGACCCCTATCAATGCTTTTATTTCATCGTCATCAAGACCTAAATCTTTTAGCTTTTGTTTGCCTGATGCTTTTTTTGTTTCGTCTAATTCAATTTTGTCTTTAAAATTTTGAACAGATTGAGTATGTTGTTTTTCTAAAGTATTTGCTTCAGCTTCTTCTTCAGGTGTATAATCTACTTGACCAACACCCTCTATATATTTTTGTCTTGCCATATTTGACTCCTATTTAATTCCATATAAATTTACTGTTCCTGTCATAGTACCAGCAGTAGTATATAATTTTATTCCTGTATATGCTGATTGTGATGCATATTTAAAAGTGCTGTGTGTAGTGTACCATCTAGCACTATCATATAAAAATCTTGAATGACAAATTCCACCCTTATAACCAACTGTGCCTGATGGATTAATTAAATCTACAATCATATCAACTCCCTCTCCTGTATCAGTATCTAATCCACCATCTCCATGTAGTTTCCATTCTGTGCCACCAGCATATCCATCGTTAAATTCGCCATTTCCTGAGTTATTTGTATATCTAAATGCACCATGTACATGCCAAGTATAATTAGAACCTGTCAAATCCGAACTTGATGCTCTTAACCTTGCATAAACTTTTGCATATTGTGTGCTTATACTAACAATATTTACAATTATTTTATAAGCATAATAAGTTGAATCTAAGCTATCACTATACCAAGAACTAGCACTTGATAAAGATGATGTTGATATTTTTACCATATCGCCACCACCAGCTTCAGCAAAAGATAATTGTCCTATTCCTGTTGTTCCTGAACCTGATACAGAATCTACTTTTAAAAATCTATCTGCTGTGACATTCCCTGTTGGTAAAATTAATTTATATGATTGACCAGCCGAGTGTGCTGGAGATGCAATTTTAACACCATGTGAATTTTGAGAACAGTTTAATTGTAAAGTTCCATCAGTTGTACCATCGCCTTTTATTTGAAGTCCTGATGCTGAGGAAGTTGATACAAAATTTGTTTTAGCTTGTGTGACAGTAGCATCAGAGGGAGTGCCGATGTCTAATGTATTACCAAGCACGATAACAAAGTCTATAACATCGCCTGTTGAAAGATTAGATGCAAATGTAAGTGTGCTTCCTGAAACTGTAAATGAATCTGTTGGTGCTTGAAGAATACCATTAAGTGACACTAAAAATTGATTTACATTTTCATAATCTGTAAAAGCTGAACCCCCATTGTTCATAGTATAACCAGCTTGACCATTAACTACACTAATTGCATCTAGTTTTACAAAGTTTCCTGTGATTGGTGTTTTTCCTATGTATGCCATAAATTATCCTTTTGGGTATTTGTCTTTAACTGCTTTTATTGTTTCTTTCCAACCATCTATTCCATTGTGATAAATGTCGTCTAATTGATCTTCAATAGCTGGATACTCAGATGCTCTTTTGTATTTGTATTCGTCTGGATCTGTCCAAGCATTAACACTTGTCCAATTGATACTGACAATATTTTGATCTTTATCTTTTGCAACAATACTTTCTTGTGTATTTCCATTAATTGAAATTACATTATCATGTGTTGCGAAAATTGCTTTGTGTAAATCTGCCATTATGCTAATACCTCTATAGCTGTAATTGTTGAGGCTGATCTTCCTAATTTATTGTCATCACTATCATCATAACTTTTATTAATAGTCATACCTTTACTGGAACTAGAAGTATGACGCAGTTTTACTCCATAAGTTACTTGTGATGTTGTGTTAGGCGAGTCTAAATGATTTGTGCTTAAATTAACATTATAGCTAATTCCACCATAATTACCTTGCATACCTTTTGATATTCTTGGTCTACTACTAGCCGAATCTCCTAAATCAATTTGTGTGCTATCTCTGAAAACTCTAAAACCTATTCCATGAGAGCCATTTACACCTATACTTAAATTTACTAATATTAAAATTTTTGATGAAGTTGCACTTGGTGTTATATCAACTGTAAGACCTGTAACTAATGAAGAATCTCCAGCAGAAGAAACACTTTCACTAAAAGTATCAGTTTTATTTGTTGAAACAACTTGACCTATTTTTCCACCACCACCAATTAAACTAGCATCTAATCTTTTTAAAACTCCAGCATCACTAATTAAAAATTCATCTGTATCTGCTGGTGCTGTTGCTAATTCTGTTTCTGCTGAAATAATATCTTGTGCAAGTTTTGCATTAGTAATTATTCCATCTTCTAAATCAGAAGCACTTACTGCTTTGTTTGCTGGTGCTTGTCCAATATAAGCCATTGCTTACCCCTATGTTATTTCTAGGATTGATAATGTTGCGTCTATTTTACCTGTAACTGAACAATCTATTTTTAATATATCAGTTGTCTGAAGAACAACTTTACCACCTGTTAAAAGTTCTAAAGATGAACCAGCCGGAATAGTGACATCTTTAATTAATAAAACTGTTTCGTTTGTTTCTGTATCTGATGTGTCTGATACTAATTGAACGTCTGCTGTCACACTTCCTGTGTGAATATTACAAAGTGTTAATCCAATGACTACTGTTGTTGTAGATGATGGAACTGTGTAAAGAGTAAGTGGAGTTCCAGCACTTGTTGGCATAGCACCATTTGTTTTAACTTTAAAAGTATTTGCCATTTATTCTCCTTATCCTAAAGCTATTGCTAGTGGCAAAGCATTTGGGTCTGTTTCAGATATAGTACCTGTCACAGACATTGTGCTAGTCACAGCATTTGTTGAGGTATTTATTTGAAATAACTCTACATTATCAGAGCCATCATTAATTTTTACTTTAAGAACATTTGTAGTTGCGTTATCAACCCAAATAGTTCCTGTTGCTACAGAACCCGGTGCTGAAGATCCAACGTGCATAGTATTCAATGCACCTAATATATTATTAAGTTCAGTTCTAAAACTTGCAAAGCCCTGATTGGCTAAAACTACATCTGATACTTGACTCATATAATCCTTTTATTTTATTTCTATGTTGATTTCAAGCCGAAACCTACAACTTGATAATCAAATGTTCGTGATATTCCTGTATTACTACTATTATAAAACCTTATTGTAAAGGCAGTTTTTGATTTACTTGTGATCTGATAATAGTCTCCTGTTTGTAATCCTTGTGCTGAAATACCGATACTCGGAGTTGCGTAAAAAGAATTTGTAAAAGTTATTGTTGTTCCTGAAGCATCTGAAACTACATCTTGCCCAGCTTCAGTTCTTCTTTCCATATTTACTTTAGTTTGCAAAGTATGAACTTTTGCTCTTACCTTATTGTCATCACTTGTAATTTTACATCTAAATTTAAAAAATTTACCTTTAATAGTGCTTTGTTGTGCAATTTTTTGAAAGCTTGAAATATTGCTTAAACTTGTATTATCAAATCCAACCTGTACTTCTGCTCCACATTGTATTTCAGGAGACCCATCAAAAGGTGCTTTAGCATCTTCAAATTGTGATGCACCTCTACCTGAATCAAATAAATCGTACTCATCCTCTGAACTCATACCAATAACAGCACCTAAATTAGTGTCATATATTTGGTCTAATGAAAGAGTATTACTAAATGTATAAAAACCTGATGATTGTATATTACCACCAAAATTTGTAGGATTTGATGTAGAGTCTGTGCCACCTAAATCAAAAAAACCCTCTGCTGAATCTACATTACCAACAAGACTATCTACCTGTGTAATAGTATCTAAAATCAATACTTTTCTACCAGCATTATCTTCTGATATTGCTACATTACTATCTCTTGTTCCTAAAAAATCTGCCATTATTCACTCAAAGTTAAAACATTTTGAAAATTTTGTAATCCTGAAATGTTTGTTGATACAATACTAGCTTCTGCACTAGAGTTGCCTAATTTATCTACTGCTTTTATACAATAACTACCAACCTGTGCATTTACAACTAAACTGTTTGATTTTCTTCTTACTACTTTTGCAATAGGTGTACTTTCATTCCAAGTAGCACCACTCGTCACATCTTGAAATCTTACTTCATACCAAGATATATCTAAGTCATCAACAGGTGTCCAAGATAACTCCATTTGATTTGAGCCAACCATAGATACTGACAAATCATCTACATCACTTGGTATATCTGTTGCACCAATTATTTTTCTTGAAGCTGATGTATAACTAGAGGAAACTCCAAAACTATTGATAGCTTTTACTCTTACATCGTAAGTAATATCATCAACAACATTTATAAATTCATGGTTTAGCTGAGTACCACTAGATATTATTTTAAAATCTGACTCAGTAGATTTTTTAGCTTCTACTTGATAATACTGAACAAATTGGTCTGTACTTGCACCAACTAATATATTCAATCTTGTTAAAACGACTCCATCAGCATACTCTATAAGTTCATCAGTAAGTGTAAGTGATGCTGGTGCTTGTATAGAAAATGGATTTGGTAAAGTAGTTGATGGAGTGCTTGATACCTGTCCTTTTGTTGCAAATGTATAATGTGATGCTTGATATTCTACTAAGTTCAAATCAATAGTGTAATCTTCTCTAAATGTCATAGATAAAACTCTAAATGCTTTACTTGAAAAACCTAAGCTAGATAAAGTGACATTTACAATATCTCCTATATGTAATTCATAAGCTTTGAATCCACAGTTAATACTAAGACCTAAAGATTCTCTACTTCGTCTAAGTATAATCTCAGCCATCTCCTCAGCTTGATATGGAGAAGTAATAGTTCTAAAATCAAATCTACCCTCTAGTAAAAATCCACCATCTGCTGTTTTCATAGTTGCGTGTTTATCTGCTGTTGCATATCCACTATCATCTATGGCTGGGTACTGAATTTCATCTACTTGAAAGTTCCTGTCAGGATTTATAAATGAAACAATAACTCTGTTAAATTTATTATTTTTTGTAGGAGAAGCTAAGGCATAGCCACCTATAATATCATCTTCTGTTAAAGATACTGAAGCTGTACCTGTTGTTTCAATAACTAATTTATATTTACCTTGAACATAAGGAAGATAACCTCTCATGCCTTTTATTATATCTCTTACATTGTCTATAACTTTTTTTGATGTATCTACAACAGCATTACAATCAAATAAATTTATATCGCTACCACCTGAAAATGGTGTGACCTGTGTGACGCAAACTTGTGAAGCATCATAAAAACTTTGTAAATTTAAACTTGATGTAGCAATACCTTTTCCATATCTTTCATTTCTTAAATAATCTAACAAACAAAAAGCTGGATTTGTAGAAAATGATGCTGTTTGCTCTGATAAGTTAGATGCTAATGTTACAATCTTTTTACCTTTTACTTTAGCTTGAACAACAGGTATTCCACCAAATACATCTTGATTCCATTT